TTGAAATCATCATTGATGATAGAAGCATTGAGTATGAAGTTTGTGTGTTCGGTGAGTTAGGTGGTTTTATCAACGCACTTGGAAATAGTAAGTTAGAAGACATTAACTTTGGGATTGCGGACCAAACGTGGAACGCTACCACGATTGCAAATAGTTGGGATAACATTAGCGGGACAGGTGTTTACTATCCTCTCATTGATAACGGGGTAGTATCAACTAATAAAGTAGACTTTTCTTTTGATGCCTTCCGACCTGCTTTGTTTGTTAAGCAATACCTAACTAAGATACTTGATGGGTCGGGTTACACCTATGATTTCCCTTTACTTAGTACGGCATTAATGAATCGGTTGGTAATACCTAACAATCAAAAGACATTAACAAAAAATGATACAACTCAATTCATCGCAACTCCGAACAATGCAAACTATCCAATAGCATCAAAAGTTGAATTTACTGCAACACAACTTGGACCATTCCTTGTTAATGTTGCAAATAATACTTTCACTTACAATAGTGCAACCACTACAACAATCAATTTCCAAGTGGTTGTTAGCGGTGCAATCATTGACCCGAATACCACTTTCTTTGATATTGCATTGAGAAAAAACGGGGTAAACATTGCATCTCAAGGTTATGTTCCAAACACATTTGATTACATATTTACTGCCGATTTGTCCGTAAACAATATTTCTGTAACAAACACAGACTTCTTTGATATTTTTGTTATATCGGATGCAGGAGGTGGATTTGGTTATGACATAACTGGAGATACAATATTGGTGGGAACAGATTTAATTGAGCAAGTAAATATAAGTTATGGAGATACTATTGTAGTAAACGATACAATACCTAAGGGAATCTTCCAAAAAGATTTCTTTGCATCCATTGTCAAGATGTTTAACCTCTATGTTTATGAAGACAAGTTGGTAGAGAAGAAACTTATTATAAAACCATTTATTGACTTTTACGATGGCACTAAGATAGACTGGACCGACAAAGTGGACCGAGGAAGTGTTATGAGGTTGAAACCGATGAGTGAGTTTACTGCACGTTATTACGATTACAAGTACAAGCAAGACAATGACTTTTATGCGGAGAACTACCGAAAGAAGTACAATGAGGGATATGGTGATTTGATTTATGATAGTGAGAATGAGTTTGTTAAGGAAGTTGATAGCACCGAGTTGATTTTTGCATCTACCATACTTTATGAAAAGACTGGAACCGATAAGATTTATTCTGTCATTTATAAACTATCCAACGAGAACACGAAAGAAGATAAGATGGATTCCGTTATTAGAATCCTTCAAGCAAAGAAGATAACGGGTAGGGCATCTTGGAAACTTAACCATACATCGGGTCATGATACATACACCGCATACGGATATGCAGGACACTTTGATGACCCATATAACCCACAATCGGATATTAATTGGGGAGCAACTAAGGAACTATTTTATAATGCATCATCGGTAACCGCAGCGAATCTGTTTAATGGGTATTGGTCCGAGTACATTGCAGAGATAACCGATAAGGATAGCAAGTTGCTCACCTGTTCATTAAAGTTGAATGAGGTGGACATTTATAACCTTGATTTTAGCAAACTGATATACATTGATGGTTCACTTTGGCGGTTGAATAAAGTCTTGGATTATAACCCTATGGACTTTAACGTGACAAAGGTGGAACTTCTTAAGGTAATTGAATTAACATACGTTTAATATGGCAGAAGAAATAATTGGCATCAAGGTCCAAGTTGATGCGAGTGATGTAGGTAAATCGGTTGGTTCATTAAAGAAGCAACTTAGGGAAGCACAGAATGAAGTCACGGCATTGTCTGAAAAGTTCGGTGCGACATCAAAAGAAGCAATCAATGCAGCAAAGAAGGCAGCACAATTAAAGGATGCCATCGGTGATGCGAAAGCATTAACGGATGCATTTAATCCTGATGCAAAGTTCAAAGCATTAACGGCATCTTTGTCGGGTGTTGCAGGTGGATTCGCTGCCTTGCAAGGTGCAGTTGGATTGTTCGGAAATCAAGCAGAAGCAGTTGAGAAAACATTGTTAAAGGTTCAATCTGCTTTAGCATTGTCGCAGGGTTTACAGGCGGTTGGCGAGAGCATAGACTCATTCAAGCAATTAGGTGCGGTTGTAAAGACAGGCGTTTCTAATGCCTTTGGAACGCTTCGTAGTGCTATTATATCTACTGGGATAGGTGCATTAGTAGTTGGTCTTGGTTTATTGATTGCCAACTTTGAAACAGTTAAAAAAGTAGTCCTTAACTTCATCCCTGGTCTTGGCAAACTTGCCGACTTTGTAGGTAACCTTGTAAATAAAGTAACCGATTTTGTTGGAATAACAACAGAGGCAGGAAGGGCAACTGCAAAACTTATAGAAGATAATAATAAGGCAATTAAGAATAGCGAGAGATTTCTTGAACTAAATGGCGATAAATACGATGAATACACGCAACGTAAAATAAAAGCAAACATTGAATTTTTAAAAAAGCAAAATGAGTTTAAAAATGATGAGCAATTATCAGAAGTACAAAAAATTGCTTTCATTAAACAAGCAAGGGAAAAAGCAAATAGAGAGATAGCAAAAGCAGATGCAGATAGAATTGAAGCATCAAAAAAAGTAAAAAAAGCGGAATTAACACAAGAGCAAAAAGAAAACATACAACGGGAAAAGGATTTTAAAGAAGGTCAAGAGTTAATTAGAAGAGAAAAAGAACTTGCTGCGAATCTTACAAAGACTCAAGTTTTAGGCATAACCGCAGCAGGAAAGGATGCACTTATTCAAACGCAAGTGGTTGCAAAGGGTGTTTCTGATGCCATATTGGTAACTGCTCAACAACAAGCAGATGCTAAGAAGCAATTAACGGATTACGAAAAGAAACTTGAGCAAGAAAAATTTGATGCTCAATTAAATCTTGCATCTCAATCCTTGTCTATCATTGGCGGTCTTGTAGACCAAAATAGTGCAGCAGGTAAGGCGATTGCGGTAACTCAAGCAATCATAAACACTTACCAGGGTGCATCTAAGGCATTAGCACAAGGAGGTATCTTTGGACCTGTGGCAGCAGCAGCGACCATTGCAGCAGGATTGATAAACGTAAAAAAGATTATTAGTACCAAGATACCATCAGCAAAAGGCACTGGGAATGTTGCCGATTCGGGAGGTGGTTCAATGTCAATGTCTGCTGCACCAATCTCACCATCTGCACCAATTCAAAACACAGTTACCTCATTAAGTCAGCAATCCATTAACCAAATGGGGTCAGCAGCAGGTAGAGCATACGTTGTGGAATCTGACATCACTAACCAACAAGAAAAGATAATAAGAATAAACCGAGCAGCAAGACTTGGGTAACAATAGTTTATAAAAAATACAAAAATGGAAAAGAATATACCAATTTTTAACTTAGAAATAACCAATGACCTTGAAGATGATGTGGAAGTGGATGTCATTAGTTTAGTTGATAGACCTGCCATAGAGCGGTCCTTCCTTGCCTTTACTGAAGATGAGTTTGCTGAATCCTACACAGACTATCCCGAAAGTGCAAAGAACAACGCACAGAGGGCATTGGATTGGGCAGAGAAAAACGGATGGGGAGAATGTGGCACGGAGGTTGGAAAGATAAGGGCAAACCAAATCGCAAAGGGAGAACCGATTTCACGTGAAACAATCGCAAGAATTAGCGGATTCAAAAGGCATCAACAGAATAAAGATGTTCCCTATTCCGAAGGATGCGGTGGTCTTATGTGGGATGCTTGGGGTGGTACTTCCATGATTGAATGGTCAAGTAACAAACTCAAAAAACTTGACAGGCAGAACTTTGTCATCCAAGATGAGGACCAACAAATCATTAGCGGTCCATTAATGTTAGCAGATACTCCTATTTACCGAAATGACCACAACGGGGAATATTATGTAGTCTTTACAAAGGAAACGATAAAAAAGATTGCACAGAGGTATTTTAAAAAAGGATATCAAGCAAACGTAAACTTGATGCACGATTCGGGTCAATCCGTTGAAGGTGTGACAATGTTTGAATCATTTATCAGCGACAAGGTTAGGGGAATCTACCCGATGAAAGGATTTGAGGATGTACCCGATGGGTCTTGGTTCGGTTCTTTTAAGGTAGACAATCCCGAAGTATGGGCAGAGATTAAGGCAGGGAATGTAAGAGGATTCTCCGTAGAAGGTCAATTTAATTACAGAAAGACTGGTGATAAAAAGATTGAGCAACTTTGGGAAAATGTCCTAAAAGTGCTATCTATGGTTAGTTAAGATTAGTACCATAAATTAATTTGATTACGGCGGGTGTTTCCACACCTGCCTTTTTTTGTATATGGTACATTGGTAAATGCTCACTATTTATTGCTAAAAGTTATGATGACTACTTTAGAAGCAATCAATAAGATTAAACAAATGTTTGCAGAAGCAGGAGAATTGCCATCTGCAATGCCTCTTCAATCTATGGCGGAATATACGCTAAAGAGTGGTGCAAAGGTTATGATTGATAAGTTTGAAGTTGGTGGTAAGGTTACTCTTGTAGATGAGGGTGGAAACGAAGTTCCTGCTCCTGTTGGTGACCATGAGTTGATTGATGGTTCTGTAATTACTCTTGATGAGAACTCAATCATCACCGCAATTAAAGTCCCTGAAGTTGAACTCCCTGAAGTTCCCGAAGTTGAGATTTCTGTTGAATCTAAGAAGGTAGAAGAGGACATGATGAAGAAGAAGATTGAAGAGATGCAGAAGCAACTGGATGAGATTAAGATGGCATACGATGCCAAACTTGCCTCTCAAGAAGCAAAGTTTAGCAAGGGCATGAGTGACATTTCTGATGTTTTGGTTCAACTTTTGAACACACCATCTGCAAATGCAACTGAAGCACCGAAAGAAAAGTTTAATCAGCACATTGAAAAAAAGGAAGATAAGATTAGCAGATTCCTTGATTTCGCAAAGTCAATTAAGTAAAAATTTCTCAAACAATAAAAATTAAATAAAATGAGTTTTTCAGTAGGAACATTGGCAGCCTATACAAAAGAGAACGAGCAATTACTTGTTGCCTCTTCTGTACTTGGTAGCAAAACCGCCTCTTTAATTAAAGAGCAAGGTAACGTGATGGTAGGTGTTAAGTCTGCCGAAACCATCAACATCATGGACACAGATGCTATTTTCCAAGATGGTTCATCTTGCGGATTCAACGCATCAGGTCTGACTTCTTTCACACAAAGGACTGTAACAGTTGGAAAAATTAAGGTTAACGAAGCATTGTGCTTGAAAGACCTTGAAGCAAAGTACTTGCAGAAAGCACTTCCTGCTGGTTCTATGTATGATTCAATGATTTATGCTGAAGAGTATTCTAAGCGTAAAACAGAGAAAATCTCTTCTCAACTTGAGAAAGCACTTTGGCAAGGTAACACATCAAGCGTTGACGTAAACTTGAACAAGTTTACAGGTTTGATTTCTTTGATTACTTCAGCAGGTGCATCAGTTGTAAATGCCAATAGCGTAGCACTTCACGGAGTAGTTGAAACCGCCATTACCGATGCAAACGTAGTTAGCATTTTTGATGATATCTACAAAGCAATTCCTGC